ATCCAAACCGCCGTTAATGCATGGGTCGCCGACCCTACCGCCGCTACCACAACTTACGGAGGACACATCAAAGACTGGGACACAAGTGCTGTTACCGATATGTCTAATTTATTCTCAGGAAAAACTACATTTAATGATGATATTAGTAAATGGAATACAAGTGCAGTCACAAATATGGATAGTATGTTCCAGAATGCTTATTTATTTAATCAAGACATATCAACTAAAGACGCTGGGACATATACTGCATGGGACACTAGTAACGTGACTAGTATGAGCAATATGTTACTTGTAAACAGTACGTATAACACGGGAGATGGTGATTTTAATAATGGACAGGGTGTAGGCGAATCGACTGCACCAATGAATTGGAACACAAGTAAAGTAACTACTTTTTATTATTTGTTCAAACAGTGTCGTAAATTCAATCAAAATTGTTCTACTACTTCTGTTACTATTCGCGGAGTCACTTATAATGCATGGGATACTAGTAATGTTACTGATATGACTAGAACATTTGCTTATTGTGAATCCTTCAATAATGGTGAACCAAGTGGCTCTTCCACAAAGCCGTTATATTGGAATACTAGCAAGGTGACCAATATGTATTACATGTTTGGTATGTATAATTTTTTAATCAATACCGATGAGAACGCACTAGGTATATACAATCAAACTATGAACACAGAAACAGTCACAATCGGCGATGTAACATATACTGCATGGAATACTAGTAACGTAACTACTATGGCGGTGATGTTTCAACTGAATAATTTTAACCAACCACTGAACTCATGGGACACATCTGCAGTCACAAGTATGGGATATATGTTTAGTAATACTAGTGCCTTTAACCAACCTCTTGATAAGTGGGACACATCTGCAGTCACAAGTATGTATGCAATGTTCGCTGGTGCTGCAGCCTTCAACCAACCCGTGAACTCCTGGGATACAAGCCAGGTGACTGATATGGGTTATATGTTCCAGGAAGCTAGTGCATTCAACCAGCCCGTGAACTCATGGGACACATCTGCAGTCACAAATATGGAGTTTGTGTTTCAGGAAGCAGCTACATTCAACCAACCTCTGAACTCCTGGAACACATCAGCAGTAACAAGTATGGCGGGTATGTTCTATAATGCTACTTCATTCAACCAACCTCTGAACTCATGGGACACATCATTAGTCACAAATATGAGTGAAATGTTCGATGATGCAACTGCATTCAATCAACCTCTTGCTGCCTGGGACGTGTCCAATGTGAGTAATATGTATGAGATGTTCGAAAATGCGATTACATTTAACCAGGATATCAAAGACTGGAACACATCAGCAGTCACCAACATGGAAAGTATGTTCAATGGTGCAACTGTATTCAGTAGAGACCTCGCTCGATGGGTCGTCACCGAAACGGTTCCTGTAGTAGATATGTTCAAAGGTTCACCCATGGGCACAGGTGGAGATAGAGAACCAACATCGGACACCCCACCCTTATCCTATTTCAATCAAGCGCCATGTTTCGACCAAGATACATTAATTTTATGTCCCACCGGAAATATATGTGTGAAAGACCTCAAAGAAGGTGATAAAGTGGTTACTACTAGTGGTATTAAAGATATATTACGAATTAGTAGCAAAACTAGACAATTCAACAATACGGGTAACACTTCAACAACTATGTATAGAATGAAAAAGACTGATGATATGAGTCATGACCTATTAGTAACAGGTACTCATGCTATTTTACTTGATAATGCAGAGTCACACTACCATGGAAGAAGTGAGCTATTTCCAGAAGATAAAAAGGTAGATGGAAAATACCCCATTATAGCAGGATTGTATCACAAATTTGAAAAGGAAACAGAACCCAAAGAACATACAATTTACCATATTGCGATAGACGGTGACCAAAACAGATATGGATTATTCGCAAACGGTGTTCTAATGGAATCTTGGGATAAAAGACAAACAAGTATGTAAATAATATTCATACTATGAAATAAAATGTAATAAAAATTCTTATAAATTATTATTACAAATAGAATAAATACAATCTTGGATACTATCCTATCGAATGCCTCCCAAGTTTAAAAAGTTCATTAAGAAAAGTGCTCCTGTTTATAAAACATCAACTCTCTCTACTGAGATAACCAGTGCGTCGTATCTAATAATTGTAGAATCTCCATCAAAATGTGCAAAAATCGAATCTTATCTTGGAACAGATTATCGTTGTATAGCGAGTAAAGGGCATATTCGCGAACTACTTGGATTGAAAAATATCGATATAGCAAACAATTTTGCACCGACATTTACAATCATCAAAGAAAAGGCAGAACATGTAAAACAAATGCGAGAAATCGTATCTTATTTCCCAAAACAGAATGTTATCTTGGCTATGGACGATGACCGTGAAGGCGAAGGAATTGCATGGCATATATGCGAAGTGTTTAAGTTACCCATAAAGACAACAAAACGAATTGTATTTCATGAAATTACACAAGATGCGATTGTGTCCTCGATGAAATCACCTTCTGTATTAGACATGGATTTGGTGCATGCTCAACAAGCCAGACAAATCTTGGACATATTGGTAGGATTTAAAGTATCACCCCATTTGTGGAAACACATTAGAAATGGTAAAACGAATGCTTTATCCGCTGGACGATGCCAAACTCCTGCTCTGCGATTGGTCTACGATAATATGAAGGAGCGAGATGCATCGGGAATGGAAAAAAACTATAAAACAAAGGGGTATTTTACATCACAAAGTCTAGAGTTCAATCTTGGACATGACTTTGAAAAAGAAGAAGAGATAGAAGAGTTTTTAAATAAATCTGTTTCTCACAAGCATATTATGGATGTTGGTATAGAGAAAAATACATCGAAGGGTGCACCGAAGCCATTTAATACCTCGAAATTATTACAATCTGCGAGTAATCAACTGAGAACATCACCGAAACAAACGATGCAACTGTGTCAAACATTATATCAAAATGGATTAATCACGTATATGCGAACAGATAGCACCAAATATGCTGGTCCTTTCTTGGACATTGCTCGAAAATATATAGTAAATAAATACAATGGAGAAGAGTACGTTGGTAATTTGGACTTGATAGAGAATAAAGACAAATCCAATCCTCATGAAGGCATTCGAGTAACTGATATTCGAGTTTCCGAATATCCCAAAGAATGTTCTGGTAGAGAGGCATCCATGTATAAGATGATTTGGCGCAATACCGTAGAAAGTTGCATGTCGGACGCAAAATATCTGTCGACAACATTATCGTTGAGTGCACCCAAGATGTTTGATAAAGCCATAAAATACACACATGTAATAGAAATACCTACATTTCTTGGTTGGAAAAAGGTCACAGATAAAATGCCCGACCAATCCGAATTGACTGCACGGAAAATGTTTGTCCAAGGGTATCATAAAAAGGTAGTTTCCTATCAATACATCGAAAGTGTGGTGATAATTCGGAATAAGGTCGCGCGTTATACAGAATCTAGTTTAATTCAAACATTGGAGAAGCTTGGAATAGGAAGACCTTCCACATTCGCATCTCTTGTAGATACTGTCCAAGATAGAGGTTATGTAAAATGCACAGATATTGAGGGTGAAACTAGTAAATGTGCAGAATTCACATTACGCAAAGGTGAAATCTTGGACAAACGTATCATTGAAAAGACATTTGGTAATGAAAAAAGTAAACTAGTCATTCAACCAATGGGCATTCTCTGTATAGAATTTCTAATCAAACATTTTACTGAACTATTCTCTTATGATTATACCAAGAATATGGAGTGTAAATTAGATGATATAGCAACCAACCCAAATACCGAGTGTGAATGGTATGATATTTGTGCAAATTGTATGCAAGATATTGATAGAATGTCCAAGCCTGTATCGAAATTAACCAAAGAAACCTATAAAATCGACGATACCCACGAAGTAATATTTGGTCAATATGGTCCCACGGTGAAAGAAACAACTGATGATGGGAAAACTTGTTTTCATTCGGTGAAATCAACCAAGATAGATTTAGAAAGATTACGTGCAGGAGACTATAATTTAGACGATTTGTTGTTAGTAAAAGATGATGTTCTTGGACAATACGAAGGAAAAGAGTTGAAAATAAAGAAGGGAAAGTTCGGTTCCTACTTAGAATGGGGGGACAACAAAGTCAGTTTACGTGAATGGAAACAATCGTTGGACGAACTCACAATTTCAGACGCAACTACTATTATAAATTCAAGCCAAGAAACGGCAAAGACAACAGCTATATTACGGTTATTAGGAGATACAATGAGTGTTCGTAATGGAAAGTTTGGACCGTATGTATTTTACAAAACGGCGAAGATGAAAAAGCCGAAGTTTCTACCTTTAAAAAAGTGCCCCCATTCATATGATGATTGTGAAGAAAAGGTCTTGGTGGAGTGGATTAAAAATACATATGAATTATAAATCGGATTATATTATAACAATGTTCAATTATTTCACCAAGTATTTTTATATTTTGATAATGTTTGTAGTCGCGTTTGTTGCGATGTCTAATTATTTAACAGCATCTATTGGTTTTGGATTGGTGTTTGCTGTGCAACTAATCTATACGATAGTATTTTTATTCGAATTAGCGAATGATACATCAAGACAGAATAAATCATTGGCGCTTACCTTTCCAAGAACCACGATTACAACTGGTGGTGATATAATGCTACCTCTATATTGGGCATTATGTCCAGGTGTAATTTTACAATTTGTAGCATCTCTATTAACAGTAATGTCGACGGATTTTTTGTATAAAAAATACAATTCTTTGAAATTATCACGAAGTGCACGTTTCAATTTGAACATGTATAAATGGATGTTTGTGATAGCAACAGTTGCATTAATAGGTTTAACGTATAGTTATTCGAATGATTTTACAATGGTAACATCGTCTGCTAATTTTTCGGGAGGATATAAATCATTATTATTAGTGTTATTCTTATCGTCCATAATTTTACCAGTAATTAATGTAATAAATGCGAATAAATTATCAAAAATCATGGTTTCATCTACAGACGGATAAACGTAAAGAAATTTGACTTCAATCGGTTTAAACATACAATATATAGATTATTATAATCGAATAACCTATATGAAATTTCACGAAACCTCATTTGACGAATATATAAACAATACTAGAAACATCGATTTACACCCTGAATTACGTGAGTTTGAAGAATCCATACCAAACAAACCTATCAATTTTAAAAATATGATTATATATGGACCATCGGGAGTAGGAAAATATACACAAATGCTTCGATTTATTAAAAAATACAGTCCAAGTGAATTAAAGTATGATAAGAAAATGGGGTTACAGGCAGACAAATATGAACATAGTTATCGTATAAGCGATATTCATTATGAGATAGATATGTCGTTATTAGGTTGTAATTCCAAATCGGTGTGGCACGATGTGTATATGCAGATAGTCGATATAGTGTCTTTAAAACCGGGTAAATTCGGTATTATTGTTTGTAAAAATTTCCACGCTATCCATTCAGAACTATTAGAGAATTTTTACAGTTATATACAACAATATGCGAATGAATTATCTCCGTTTCAAATAAAGTTCATAATATTATCAGAGCATATAAGCTTTATTCCCAAGAATATATTGTATAATGCACAAATTGTGAATGTTAAACGTCCATCGGCGGAATTATATAAATTGCTTGGGTTACCAGATAATATAAATCCCCAATACCTATTAAATTTAAAAGAGATACCTATGATTCAATCTGTAAATGATCCATCAGACTCACCCCAAGAAATATTTGATAATGTATGCGAAACATTAGTTGATAAGATTGCAAATCCGAAGAACATGTTGATTACAAACTTCCGTGATTATTTATATGATATTTTGGTTTATAACTTGGACATATACGACGTATTCTGGTATACAATTACACATTTTATCGATGAAGGCAAATTAACTGATAAATCTGTAGCCGATATATTAACAAAATCGCATCAACAATTGCAGCAATATAATAATAATTATCGTCCGATTTACCATTTAGAGAGTATGTTCATTACTATATTAAATCATATACACAACTATTCTTTGGACAATGTCGACCCCCCAAAGAGAATACGAAAAAGCGCATCAAATACTCGGATTACATGTGGACGATGATATTGACGAAAAAACATTAAAACGGTGTTATCATAGAGAGGCGCTACGGAATCATCCAGACAAAAACAATTCACCCGAAGCACATCAAAAATTTGTGAAAATAAATGAGGCATACAATACGGCACGTAAATACCACGGATTTGTCTATTCGGGAGAGGATGAGGTAAAAGAAGAAGAAGAAAGTAGTATTCCCACAACATTTATGAACTACACAAATGTATTATTTTCCTTTTTATCACCACTTATTAATAGTGATACGTTCCAAGATGTTAAGACTAAATTGGTATATTCCATTATAGAAAATATATCAAACAAGTGTGAACCCAAAGCGCTTGAATTAATAGAACGGTTAAATCGTAAACAATGTGGTAAAATATGTGAATTATTGAGAAACCAAAAGGACGTGTTACATATACCTGCGTCATTTATGGAAAAAATGGAACTTTTATATACCGATAAATTGGAACGAGATGAATGCATTCGTATTTATCCATCATTAAACGACCTTTATTCCGAAAACGTCTATAAATTGGAAAATGATAACAAGACATACTATATCCCATTGTGGCATCACGAATTGGTTTATGATAACGCAGGTGCGGAACTATATGTGCAGTGTATACCCAAATTAGACGATAATATTGAGATAGACGAGAAAAACGACATTCATGTTAGCAAACAAGTTAATTTGATAGATTTATGGAATTCTCCCCAAATAGATATACCAATTGGGACCAAACAAATATTCGTCCAAACCAAACAATTAAAATTGCAGCGCAATCAAACAGTAAAAATTCCAGGTGGAGGAATATCACGTATTAATACGTCTGATATATATGATGTATCCAAGAAGAGTTCTGTGTATGTGCATCTCACGATTACCAATGAATAGGTAAATC